TTTGAGTGCTGGACCTGCTGCACCACAGAAGAAAGATTGCAGACGGGCTTTCAGCCAGTCACACCTCGATGTGACGGCTGCGGAGCGTGGATGCAGTTGCAGGTAGTGACTGGAACGGTGATCTACAAAGGAACAGGCTGGGCAAAGAAAGACCGGACAAAGAAGGAGGGCAAACAGTGAGCAAGCAATACGAGTTCGTTCGCGTTGAGCAAAGGTCAGAGCCTTGGCACGCTCTGCGTAAGGATGGGATCACGGCAACGGAGGCGGCGGTCATCGCTGGCCTCTCGCCATACAAGACGCCGTACCAGCTCTGGGCTGAGAAGTTGGGCAAGTACGAGCCAGAGCCAGTAGGCGCGGCGGCAGTCCGGGGGCTGCTACTCGAAGCGACAGTCGCCGAGTTCTACGAGATGGAGACTGGGCGCAAGTTGAAGCGCAGCAACGGCATCGTTCGCCTGAAGGAAATCCCTTGGGTAATGGCGTCGCTGGATCGCACCATCGTTGGCGAGACGGGCTTGGTAGAGATCAAGACGAGCACCTCGCCGCGCTGGAGTCTGCACCCCGTACCACCAGAGGTGGTCGCCCAGGTGCAGTGGCAGATGTTCGTCACGGGAGCGCCGTGGTGCGACATTGCCGTCCTGCTAGGCGGGCTGGTATTCCGCATCGAGCGCGTAGAGGCGAGCATTGAGATGCAGACGGACCTCTACCGCAAGGCCGTGGAGTTCCGCAATCTGCTCGCCACCGGCACGCCGCCACCGATGAGCGGCAAGGACTCAGACGCTTACGCCACCGTCGTCCCACAGGATTCCGAGGAGTGGGCGTCGGCGGATGAGGAGGCTGACCGCATCGCGCAGGTCTACGAGGAGGCGCGGCTGGAAGCCAAGATCCTCGATGAGCAGCTCAGCGAATACGCAATGGTCTTGAAGGAGAAGATCGCCGAGAAGGTCGGGATCGTCGGGTACGGCTGGGTCGCAACGTGGAAGCAGAACAAGGCAAGCGTCAAGACGGACTGGAAGGCAGTAGCGGAAGTCTTTGAGGGCGTCGCCCCAGAGACCTACGCCGAAGCCGTCAAGCGCGCCACCTCGGAGAATCCGGGGGCGCGGGTATTCAGGTTCAAGAAGGAGGAGTTCGGTGAGTAAGCAGATTGCACAGGCGCTCGCGGCGCCGTTTGATCCCAAGGATCTCAAGACTCGACCGGGTCGTTCAGGGATGACCTACACGTACGCAGACGTTCGGGCGATTGACACTCGCCTCGATGAAGTGTTCGGCACGATGGGCTGGTCATTCTCTTGGGAGGTAGTTGACGCAGCGAACTATGTAGTTCGCGGTCGGCTCATCGTCGCCTATGAGGGAACCTCAAAGACCATTGAAGAGGCTGGCTATCCGAACGCCGCTGGGCGCGACGAGGAACCCTTGAAGTCAAGCGTCACAGATAGTCGGCGTCGAGCTGCAGCCGCACTCGGGATTGGTCGCAGCCTCTACAGCCCCGAAAAGGGCATCAACACGCCGCCTCGCCCTGCACCAAGCCTTAGCGTCGCGCAAATCCGTGTCCCAGAGGCTTCTAGCGGGCTGACCGAGGATGAGATCCTCCTAGCGAAAGCGGCGATGCTCTTCGCGGTGGAGTCATCCGACGGTGAGTGCAGCCACGGAACCCCGTGGACGCTGAAGCCGGGCGGCATCGCCAAGGTCAGCGGCAAGCCGTACCAGCCGTTCTGGGCGGCCTCGCATAAAACGCCTGACGGCGGGTTCTGCAAAGACAAGCCGAGCATCAAGTGGCTGGCATCGCACCCAGTAACCGAGCCGAACGGCCCGAAGGAAGACCTCGAGTCTTTGCCGTTCTAGGCATCATCTACGGCTGGGAGAGACTGGTGACCTCCACCTCTCCCAGCCACCAATACCGAGGAGGACTCAATGGCTAGGCAGTATCTGAAGCTCACAAGCGACTGGGACGAGGACGATAAGATCGCCACGCTCCCTGACCTCGCGCAACTCACCTTCGTGAAGGTGCTCTCACGGGCAAAGCGACAGCGACCACAGGGGTCGTTCGGATCGCTCGGCCACCTGCACGCCCTTCTCCCTGACCGTCTGCACAAGCAGGTGCAGGTGCTGCTGAAGGCGGGGGTGCTCTCCGAGTCTGAGGGCCGCATCCTCGTCGCCAAGTGGGGAACCTACCAAGTAGATCCGACCGCAACTGAGCGCGTAAAAAGGTACCGTGAAACGCAAAACGACCGTTCTAATAACGGCGTGTTACGGCTAGAGACTAGAGACAAGAGACTTGAGACAAGAGACTTGAGACAAGAGACTAAGAGACTCTCTTCTTTTAGTACGCCGGGCGACGTGATTTTAGGGAGGAAGAATGACCGAGGCTGACTTGTGCCTGTACCTAAAGACAGAGCACTTCCCCAACTGCGAGAAGGTAGACGACACCTACAGCACGTGGGACGTGACCTTCACCTATGACACGAAGGTGGGTGAGGTTGCCTACTACGCAGAGCTGAAGTGCCGAGAGACGCACTACGACGCTCTGCTCATCGAGGAGAGCAAGTACAAGCGCCTGATCTCGGCGGCATCCGCTCACGGGCGACGGCCTGTGTACATCTGCTCCACCCCTGAAGGGATCTGGGGCTTTGACTTGGAGAAGGTCGGGCAACCGCTCTGGGAGGATCGGCTAATGCCTGCAACGACCCAGTTTGAGAACACCGAGAAGGTGATGAAGAGCGTCGGCTTCTTGCCGATTGCCCACGGAAGGAGGCTGAAGTGAACATCGAGAACACGCACATCGCGTTCGTCGGGCCGCAAGGCTCTGGCAAGTCCACCCTTGCCGAGATGCTGGAGCAGCGCCGGCTGAGCCCGTACACGGTGGTGCCGATTGCCCAAGCGATTAGGCACACGGCTGCTCTTGCCTACGGCGAGGACTTTGACAAGACGAAGTTGTATACCCAGCGTCGGCTCGGGCTCGACATTGAGATCTCTGGGCGGGAGATCCTGCAGGACATTGGCGCGCAGCTCCGCGAGATTGACGCCTCGTTTTGGATAAAGGCGTGGCACGCCGAGTTCCTGAAGTTCCAAGGCAAGGGCAAGCCCATCGTCGTGGACGACGTGCGGCTCCCGCTGGAGGCTCATTGGCTACGCCACCACGTGCCAGGTATCACCATCGTGCGCGTGCACGCCACGGCCGAGGCTCGGACGGAGCGCCGGGGCGAGCTGCAGGGGGCAAGCGACCTGACGGAGTTTGGCTACCTGCAAACCGAATACGACTTGGAGATCGATACGACCGGCTTGACACCAGAGGATTCCTACGCAATCCTGCAGAGGCATCTTGTGGAGAACGGCAAGTGGCTTGCCTCAGCAGTGGAGGAATCGTGAGCGCAGCATTGGTTGAACTGGAGACACGCGCCGCGCAGCTTGGCTATCACTACGACGGCCTCGTTCGCATTGAACATCCATTTGCCGACGAAGGCAATCAAGTGACTTGGACAGTCGTCCTGCTGGACTCTGAAGGCACCGAGCTGACCTTCCAAGGCGAGACCATTGAGGGGGCCATTGAGTTGGCGACTGATCGAATGGCGCTGCTCTCTGGGATGGTTGATCTGTGAGCGGCTTTGACTGGGTCGGCGTCACGCTGATTGTCATTAACTCGGCGCTCTTCCTTGTGGTCTTCGCTTCAATCCCAGTAAGCATTAAGCGAGGCACCGGACTTGCAGCAGGGCTCATCTACCTGCTCACCACAGCATCAACGGTGGTGTGGATTTGGAGGGCACTCCAATGGCAGGCGTAAAGGCAAAGCGCGACGGCGCGGCTCGGGCTCCCGTGTGGACGCTGAAAGACTGCGCCGACTGCGGCAAGGTGATTGACTACACCGACCCCAAGCGGCTTGTCTTCCCGGCACAGCGCGTCTTAGTGATCTCAGGAAGCGGCCGTAGGTTTGAGTGGCGGCACAGGGCGTGCGTCAAGTGAACCGCATAGAGATCATCACGCCTGAGCTCGATGAGGGCATCCAGTGCGTGCAAGAAGGCGCTGACGCTTGGTGCCTAGATCCAAAGATTGGTCGTCAGTTTGCCAAGTTGAGCATTCGCTACGTTGATGCCAATGCGCCAGAGGGCTGGTTCTTTCTCAACGAGCACATCTTCAATCGCGCTACCATTGCCGAGTTAGCGAAGGCTGGGCATCTAGAAATCCAGTCCACAAGATTCACGCTCTCGGACGGCGGTCAAGCACTGCTTGGACGATTGGTGAGAAAGTGAGCCAGATGAGCGACCTCGACATTGATCAGCAGAACGCTGACAAAGCCAAGCGCGGCAAGCGCGCACGCAACAAGGGCAACTCGTTCGAGCGTGAGGTCGCCGAGCGCATTGGTGGCGTGCGTGTCGGGCAGTACGGCGGCAAGACAGATGTGCAGTCGGACTGGATCGCCGTGCAGTGCAAGGTCGGCAATGGCAGTTACTCGGAACGCTACGACGGCTGGCTTCGCTCCGTGAAGGGCAACGCCACCCAGATCTCTGCGCTGGTAGTCGGCGACGCACCTGGCCCCGGCACGCGCCGCCGCACGATGATCGTCTTGGACTTTGATGACTTCGTGGCGCTAATGGGAGTGAACCGCTGACAGCCCTGCTGCTGGCTCTCGCGCTGCTGACGGGCAGCTCGGGACCGAGCCTGACGCCACACGGAGTCCCAACCCACGGTATCGCAACGTGGTACGGCGCGCACTGTCCCAAGGGCATTTCCTATCTAGGCAGAGTGGACACCTGTACGCCATACTTGACCAAGGAGATGGGTGGACGCGGGGGCGAGCGGGTGATGTATGCAGCCGTGGCAGCCTTCTCCTATTCCGCAACTCCGTTTAAGGTGAAGGTCTGCCGAGCTGATGATCGGAACCGTTGCGTCATCGTGACGGTTAGAGATGAGTGCGCGGGCTTATGCCGCAAGCATCTAAAGCAACCGTGGAATAGCAAGAGCCGGGCGATCGACTTATCAAGTACGGCGTTCAGCCGGCTGGCTGATTTGGGAAGAGGAGTTCTAGCGGTGACAATCACCGAGGTGTTACGAGACCGCCGATAAGTCTCGAGGAGGAGGACGACGTGAAGACTGTTCGCTCAATCAATGGCGCGTGGCTACGCACCATCGCTAAGAACACATTCCCAACGCAACCACCAGCGCGGCGCATTGAGGCACTCGCCGACGTCTTAGAGATCAGCCGGCGCAGTTGCTATGCCTACGTTGCAGAGGAGCGCCGCGTGCCCGAGGAAGTCGAGGAGCGGTTCATCAAACTGTTTGGCAAGGTCGCCGAGGATGGGTGGCGCACGATTGAGATGCAGCGACCGCGCACCGAGAAGAAGCACCGTGAGACCAATCGCTCGGCCCTTCGGAAGCACCAGTCCGAAGAGCTGCGGAACGACTGGCGCAGCCGAGCCATCAACGCGGGGAGCATCCTCTCGCAGGACGTGCTTGGTCACATCTTGGACTGGGAGCAGAACCCGATGACCGTCGGGCAATTCAAGATGATCGAGGAGGACCTTGATGAGCAGGAAGCCCGAGAGCGATACCCACACGGCTTTGACACGCTTGCAGTCAGCGAAGACTGGCTTGCCATCTGCAAGGTGTGCGGGATGGTTGGCTCCGTGGACGACAAGATGAAAGAGATCAACGGCCTTGTCTTTAAGGGAACCTGCGAGACGTTGTCGCACAGGATTGGCTGAAATGTCGATTGCCGAATGGGAACTGACCTTCAGTGCAGTGCTCGGCCCGTCGCGTAGGTGGGATGCGTTCAGGCTCATTGCCAATGAGCTCATCGCTCGGCGACGCCCGCTCTACATCGTGGAGACTGGCTGCGCTCGCCTCGCTGATAACTGGCTCGGGGATGGGCAGAGCACGCTGGTATGGGACTGGCTCCTGACCAAGCAGGGAGGTGAGGGCTGGGCGTTTGACATTGACGAGACGGCGACGAGATACGCGGCAAGCCGGGTGAGCCAGATGAAGATTGCCCAGGTGGACAGCATCATCGGACTGCGTACCACGGTCGAGGTCGAAAAGATTGACTTCCTCTACCTCGACTCGTTTGATCTGGTGGAGGGCATTGAATCACCCACGCACCACCTCGCTGAACTGACCTCGGTCTATCCACAACTACCTTCAGGGTGCCTGATTGCCGTTGACGACTGTGTCGATGAGGAGTACGGAAAGCATCGCTTCGTCCGTGACTGGCTGAGCAACCTTGGCGTACAGCCGGTGCTCAAGTCCTATGTGACTGTGTGGCGTAAGCCCTAGGAATAACCTTGGTAGAATGCCAGCGCGCCGCCCTTGGGCGGCACACCGCCTGCCGATGGTGTCCTCCCGTCGGCAGGCATTACAGATTGAGGATGGAGGATGAATGGCGAAGGCCGATAAGTTCACGATGCTGGATGCGTGGCTACTTGAATCCCAAGCCGCACTCAACGTGGCTGACTGGAAGATCAACGTAGTCAAAGACGCATCCGACGTTGATGCGTGGGCAGACATTGAGCCACACAGCCAGAACCTCACCGCTGACCTTCGCGTGTCCCACGATTTCTGGCGCCAAGAGCAGGAGAAGCAGCGGCTGATCCTGACCCACGAGCTGCTGCACTTGGTGACCTGCAGGACTGATCGAGTCTTTGAGAATCTTGAGGAGCCAATCGGCAAGATCGCCTATGCCCTGATTGAGCCGAACTACACCGATCAAGCAGAGCG